TGAGAAACTCAGATCTAGTCACTATTTACAACAAGAAGGCCGTCTACCTGTACCTCCGGGAGATGACCGGGCTGAACACCAAGCAGGTCGTGGTGAACCTGAAGAAGATCAAGGGCCTGTTCAACGAGTGGAAGGACAGGTACTTGTCTACCGGAGAAAGTGAAGAGTGCCAAAGCAATCTGAAGACCTCATCGACGAGGCGCACGGGAACCTAAGCGAGGATCGCGGGAAGATCAAGGAGTTCACCGATCTCCTGAACAAGGCTATTTCCGTCGGTGAGGACGTCGATCCCCTCGCCAAGATCGCCCTCGCCGAATCATTCGCTCGACTCACGGGCGAACTCACCAAGAACACTTCCCTCCTGATTGAGCTCGCGAAGCTGCGAGCCAAGAAGGAGGTCCTTGCCAAGGGAAAGAACGACGGCTTCGACGAGGGCGAGGCGGACACCATGTTCGACGAGATCGAGACGGAAGAAGGTACCGCCGAAGACGACGACGACGGGAGCAACTGATGCCGGATTTTAGCAAGTCAAGCGACGATGAGCTCAAGGCGCGCCTGGATTCCCTCCTGGCGCGCCTCGACTACAATCTGAAGTACGTCGCTCCAATGCTCAAGAAGATCGCGGAGGACCGGTTCGAAGCGTCCACCCTGGTCGAGGAATTGAGGAAGAGGGGGCTCATGGAGCCCGGAAAGGATGCCACTTCCTAAGTACAACGAGTCATATCGCCGCCCGGAGAATTTTCTCACGGAGCTGGTGCAGAAGTATTCCCGTGGTGAGCTCATGGAGCGTAGCGAGGGAGTACCAGTCCTGTACCGCGCGCTCGTTCTCGCGGTCGATGTCGTAGGTGGGAAGCTCGAGAGCCCCTCTCCTTCCGCAAGCGACAAGGTCAAGCACGTCCTCCCCAACGGTCAGTCGTATGACGTCCAGGCGCAGGTAGGACCGGCCAATCCCAAGAACTCCATCAAGGCCCGCGTCCTCACTGGAGGCCGAGACCAGTTTCTTGCAGATCAGAACCTCAAGGTGTTCTGGCCCTTCTTCCCCGAGCACATCAGCATCCCAATCAAGCCTGGCGAGCACGTGTACGTCCTGTTCGAGGACAAGAACATGGCACACGGGCTGTGGGTTGGCAAGATGCCAGGTCACGAGGGGCTCAACTACAAGCTGGGCCAGGACACCTACAAGACAGACGACGATGACACCCTGGCATCCAAGTTCAGTGACACACAGGCCGCTGGTGGTCAGGGTCCGCAGTACAACACCGAGCTCGAGGCCAGTCAGTCCGGGATCAAGGACGGTCGCCTCGCCGACAAGTTCGGAGATACCAAGACTGGCGGGGGCGGCTAATGTCCTACGACATGGTCGAGGAGGACGTCCCTCCGTTCCAGACACGGGTGGGCGACTACGCCGTTCACGGTTCCAACAACAGCTCGCTGATCCTCGGCCGTGACCGCGCCAAGAACGGTCCTGCCACGATCGACGACGGGCTGGGAACGGTAGATGACGGCGGGAAGGGCAAGGGCACCGGTACCGCCCACCTTGTCGCTGGTCGCATGGACAAGAACGGCGACCCCGACTTCGTCAAGGACAACGCGTTCCTGTACCTGACGATGAAGACCAACCCCGATGAGAACCTGGGGATCACCAGCGTCGAGGCTGAGCAGAAGAAGATCGCAGCCGCCATCCTGAAGTCCGACTCCGTTCGCCTGGTGTTCCGCAAGGACATCAAGGTCTGCATCGAGGACGGGAAGAACTACCTCTTCATGGATGGCTCCAAGGTGACCGTCAAGATCGGTGACAAGGCCACCATCGAGATGGACAAGGGAAAGTGCCGGATCGACATCGACAAGACCAAGATCAGTCTCGATGGATCCGAGGTGAAGATCGACTCGCCCAAGGTACACTTGACCGGCGGCTGTGAGAAGCCCTGGGAAGACATGTTCCAGTCACTGATCGACTTCGATGAGAAGCACAACCATATGACTGGTGTCGGTCCGTCCTCGCCCGCAACAGGTGGACCGGCCACCGCAGCTGTCGACACCCCGCTGCAGCAGAAGTTCTCGACCTGGAAGCAGAAGGTGGAACAGTAAGATGCCGCTCGTCCAGGCTCTACTGACCAAGAAGATCGCGGACGCCTACACCAAGAAGAGCTCCAGCAAGGATGTGACTCCGCTGGTCGCAGACGATGCCGCGAAGAATCTGGCGACAGCCTACGACGACTGGATCAACTCGGCCGGCTTCCCGACTCCCCCTCTCACCTTCGCGACTCCTCCAGTCAAGAGCGCCCTTCAGGCCGCGCTGGTCGCCCCAGTCTTCGCCGGATGGGGCCCGGGCCTGGTAGCCTACTGGACTCCTTCTACGATCGCCGGCCCAGGTCTCATTCCGGTGAATCCTCTGGATCCAGGAACTCTCCAACAGTTGCCTAATCTTGCATCACAACTGACACAGGATCTGGCTCAGCTCATGATACAGCTGACGGGAGACAAGGCAACAACTGTCGACATCGCCGCGGACAAGCTGGCGTCTAAGCTATTTACCTTTACAACGCAGCTCATGTACATGACGACTACCACATCAGTTCCGCCCGTAGTGGCGCAGGTTCCGGTGGCCTAAGATGCCCATCGGATTCACAGTTCCGTTCACTGCGTCTACCGGTTCTCTGGGGGTCCTTGCCTTCACGGACGATGAGGTAGAGGCGGCCAAGCAGAACATCAAGTCGCTCCTGATCACAAACTGGGGTGAGAGGCCGATGCATTTCCACCTCGGATGCAACTTCGTAGAGTTCCTCTTCGAGCCACTGAAGAACGACCAGCTGCGCCAGAAGATGTCTGATCGTGTCGTAGATCAGCTCCAGAAGTGGCTTCCGTTCGTCAAGCTTCAGGACCTGACGATCACATTCCACGAGGATGATTCGAGAGTCCCAGCCAACGGGGTGGGGGTCGCCATGAAGTTCTCCTTGGTCAGCAAGCCGACCAACGTGGCGTCTCTGTTCCAGGTCGTCCCCGGCCCCGGGGGAGGGTAAGTAGATGCCGGCACCGAAGCAGAACAAGACCGCCTTCACCAAGGACCAGACTGTCAAGTACCTGAACAAGGACTTCCAGGGGTTCAAGCGCGACCTCATGCAGTTCTCGCAGGCGCACCACTCGGGCGTCTTCCAGGACTACAACGAGTCATCTCCCGGTATGGCGATCCTGGAACTCCAGGCGTTCATCGGAGACATCCTTTCACTCTACCAGGACATGCAGTTCGAGGAAGTGAAGCAGGAGTCGGCCCAGCAGATCGAGAACGTCGTCTCGTTCGCCAAGTCCCTCGGCTACCGACCGCAGGGAAAGCGCGCCGGCCGCGGCAAGGAGACGTTCTTCGTCGAGGTACCGGCCACCACACAGGGCGGGCAGACGATCCCGGATGACGCATTCGCCCCAGTCCTCAGGGCAGGCGCGCAGGTCCAGGGTCCGAGCAACACCGTCTTCGAATCGCTCGATGACGTGAACTTCGCCGTCTCCACTCCGGACTACCCCCGGCTTGTCACCGGTTCGCAGTTCGACTCGACCACCGGTATGCCGACGCACTTCGCCATCCGGAAGGACATCGAGATCACCGCAGGTCAGACGGTCGTCGAGACGTTCCCGATCACCACCTTCCAGCAGTTCCTCCAGATCAAGCTCAGCAACCCGGACGTCATCGAGGTGCTCTCCGTTTACGACTCCGAGGGGAATCCTTGGACGGAGGTGGACTTCCTGGCCCAGGAGGCGGTGTTTGACGCCGATGTGAACTCTGACACGACCGACAACACGGACGTGCCCTACCTGCTCAAGCTTGTGACCGTCCCCCGCCGGTTCATCACGGACCGCGATCCGACGGATGCTTCCACCTCCCTGATCTTCGGTTCGGGAGACGGCGTCAACTTCGACGATGAGCTGATCCCGAACCTGGCCGACTACGCCCTGCCGCTGGCCGGTCGGCGGACATTCGCTTCCTACGCCATCGATCCGCAGAACTTCCTGAAGACCCAGACTCTGGGACTCAGCCCGTACAACACGACGCTCACTGTCTCTTATAGAGTAGGTGGTGGTCCCCAGACGAACGTGATCGCCGGCAGCATCAAGACTGTCACAAATGCTGAGCTGGACTTCTCAACCACTTCTCTGGACACGATCAAGAAGAGCGCGGTGATCCAGTCCCTGGAGTGCATCAACGTCCAGAAGACGGACGGCGGCGCTCCCGAAGAGACCATCGGTGAGGTCAAGGCGAACTCGGCAGCTTTCTTCGCGGCGCAGAATCGCGTCGTCACCCGGGAAGACTACATCGCCCGCATCCTGACCCTGCCCGCCAAGTTCGGCAAGCCGGACAAGGTGTACGTCCGCAGGGACAGCATCAACCCACTCGCCATCGACGTACACGTCCTGGCTCGAGACGCGAACAACCACCTCCAGCTGGCGACCGCCAACCTGAAGGCGAACATCGCCACCTACCTGACTCCGTACCGGATGATCACGGATGGGATCAACATCCTGGACGCCAAGATCATCAACCTCCGGGTGAAGTTCGGCGTCGTCATCTCCCCGAAGGTGAACCGGACGGAAGTCCTGGCCAAGTGCCTCGCGGTGGTGCAGGACTACTTCGACATCGACACCCAGCAGATCGGACACCCCATCGTGGTCTCCGAGCTCTCGTCGTTCCTCCAGGCGGTGCAGGGAGTCATCTCGGTGTACGAGCTGACCTTCACCAACGTGATCGGAAACGCCCCGCTGCCGGGAAGCCAGATCACCCTGCCCTACTCCACCACGAGATTCGACGTCTCACACCAGCGTCAGAATGAGATCATCTACTGCCCGCAGGATTCGATCTTTGAGATCAAGTATCCGATGCTGGACATCCAGGGAGTGTCGCAGTAATGATCTACAGAATCTTTCCATCGAAGGACACGTGGATCACTGACCTGATCCGCCAGTTCCCGACGATCCCCGTCACCGGCTCCAACTTCGGAGCCAGTGAGATCCTCGACCTCTTCAAGAAGGCTGGCATCTCCGGCGCCTTGGGCTGGAACGGAAGCTCGAGCCTCGGGCGCGTCCTGATGCAGTTCGATCTGGGCGGCTACCAGGACATGACCGCTTCCCTGCAGGCGCCTCCGAAGCCGATGTGGCGCCTGGTCCTGAAGGACGCCCGTCACGCCGAGACCCTGCCTTCCAGCTACGACATCGAGATCCTCTCACTCACGACCGCGTGGGACGAGGGTCCGGGATTCGACGAGGAGACCTTCGTCGACCAGGGTGAAGCGAACTGGGTGAAGGCCAAGAAGACCACCTACTGGACTACCCCCGGTGGCGACGTGAACACGGGCCTGATTTCGGTATTCCACATCGATCAGGGCCCGGAGAACATCGACGCCGATGTTCATGACCAGCTCGAGCGGTGGTTGGCCGGAACGTTGGCCAACAACGGCTTCATGCTCCGGGTCTCCTCTTCCCAGGAAGCAGACAACCTCGACTACTTCATCAAGAAGTTCCACGGCCGGTCCACCAACTTCCTGGACCGCCGACCGTACCTGGAAGCGCGCTGGGACGACTCTGTCAGGGACGACCGTTCGAACTTCGTGTTCGACAACTCTGGCACGCTGTACCTCTACAACGAGGTACGTGGCCAGCCGGTCAACATCCCGGGGATCACGTCCGGACAGAACTGCCTGACAGTTCGCATCGAGGACCTGAGCGGTTCGCTGATGGTTGCTTCTGGTAGCTGGACGGGGCAGCCGGGAATCTACAGTTGCAGCCTTCTCCTGCCGACCGGCTCCTACTCGGGCTCCCTGTTCTCGGACATCTGGTTCCTCGGCACGAAGGCATACATGACAGGAAACTTCGTCCCGACG